CCGTATCGTTGGCGAATGCCAGGCGGCTCTCAAGGTCCTTGATGCGGTTGTTCATGAACTCCTCGGAGCTCATCTCGATGTGCTTGTCATGCTTTCCCATTACATATCCTCCTTGTCATATCTCAGTTCGAACTTCTTGGTCGTTCCCGGAGCACCTTCCACTCTGTACGTGATGCAGTTCATCACATCATCGAACTCATCGAACTCGAGTTCCTCTTCGAGCTCCACCATCTTGTACTCGTCGCCCACCTTTGTGTACTTGCTCAGGACGAGCGTCAGCGTCCACTTTGCATTCTTCATTCCATTACCTCCTCTAAAGTGCTATTGCGATCTCTGCCCCAATCATGAAGCCGAGCACTATCCATGCGGTCACGGTGACCATCCATGCCATTGCAGTTTTCATGCCTTCGCCTCCTTCTCGTCTATGAGCTCGATGGTTACCGGTGTGTCCTCGTCAGCGTGCATCTTCGCCTGATCGGCGAAGTCAAGTGCCTCCATGCGGTCATCGAACGTCACATCGATGTATCTGATCGTTACTCTGTACTTCATCCTTTCCTCCTTCCAGGTCATACCTGACCGTCCTTCCAAACTTGACCGTGCGGAGCTTTCCTTCCCTGCCGTACTTCCACACCGTCCACTTGCTCACCCTGAGCGCTTCGGCAGCCTCTTCCGCTGTGTAGAGCCTCATAACTCTTTACCTTTAGACCGTTATGGTTTAGTTGACGGTAAAAAAATATTTATGGTCTCTTAAACAGGTCCTCGAACTTGATCCCGGTAGCGTCGATGATTGCCACGATCTCCGAGAGCGTCCATTCAGACTTCTGGGACATTTTATACTTGAATGTTGCATACGGCATTCCGATCATTTCAGCCATTTTTACGCCCGAAACACGGTTCGCTCCCATCCAAGCCCTCAGCTTATAATTTGTGTCCTGCATAGTTCCTCCTCTCAATATATTGTGCTAAACCGTTCTGGTTTAACCCCTTGTGCAAAGATTAAACCATTTCGGTCTACTTGTCAACCCTTATTTTTAAATTTTTACACCATTTTGGTTATTTGTGTGATATCATTAGAACACGAAAGGGGATGCAGATATGAACAAGTGTTCTAAAGACTATGGCAATTTTATCAGGGATCGTAGGTCAAAAATGGGACTTACCCAGGAAGAAGTTGCGAAAAGACTCGGCATTAGTCAGGTTGCTTATGGTCGCTATGAATTAGGCGCAAGAGAACCAAACCTAGACCTTATTTTCAGGATCGCCGACGTTCTCAACTTCAAGCCTGGCGAATTCTTCGATAATTACAGAGGTTAAATATGGCGATTCAATACCTATCAAGAACAAAGGCGAAGCTGATCGTCTCGACAGGATCCTCTTCGCGAGGAAACCGGAAGCAATGGACGAAGACGGTCATGATCACCGGGAAGAAGGACGCAGAGAAGCAGTATCGCGCGTTCGAGTTGGAGTGCGCCTCTTCATCGATGGCGGCCGATACTGTCGCAGATCTGCTCGATGCGTATATCGATATGCAGCGCATCAAGGGCGTAAAAGAGACCACCTTGCAGGGTTACGGCTCATATGCCAAACGCCTTAAATCGGCTTTTAACGGCATAAAGGCGAAAGACTTAACACCTTATCAAATAGAGAAGTTTATCGCGTCAGCGGTCAAAGGAGAGCCTCAGAAGGGGTACCCGAAAAAGGCATCCCCGAAGACCATAAAAGGATATGTGAGTCTGCTCTCATCGTCCTATAAAATGGCCGTTAGGAACAAGCTGCTGGCGGTCAATCCGTGCGATGCGGTGACCATCCCGAAGCAGAAGAAGCCGGATGTCGTGGTGCTGACAAAAGAGGATATAAACAAATTCGTTGATGCTCTTGATGACACCACGCTCGACCTCAGGGTCGTCTATGAGCTCGCCCTGTTCTGCGGCCTGAGACGCTCCGAGATTATGGGCCTCAAGTGCGAAGACATTAATATTACTTGGAACGCGATAAAAATCGTGCGAACGCGTCACCGGATCAAGTGCGAGGACATCATCCAGGACACCAAGACGGAACGCTCACGGCGTATCGTGTCAGTCCCGGAGTTCGTGATGTCAGACATTGTCAGACTGATGAAAGAACATGAAGAGGATCCATACATCGAGAGCCCGTTCCTGATCCAATACGCAGCCGAGCCGATGCGGCCTGATTACGCGAAGAGGCAGATAAAAGAGTTCACCAAAGAGCACGGCTTGCCCGATGTCACGCTCCACGGCCTCAGGCACACCTTCGCCACAATGCTGAATGCTTCGGGCGAGTTCGACATCGCGGAGATCTCCGCAGCACTCGGTCACTCGAACATTGGCACTACGCTCAACATCTACACCCACCTGTTTGACAGCCAGGCGAACTCCGCGAGGCGAATTGGTGATTTCATGCAAAAAGGTTTCCAAAAGGTTTCCCCTGAAAATGAAAAAACCGCTGAAGCCTTGTAACTTCAACGGTTTCGTTGGCGGAGGACATGGGACTCGAACCCAAATAATCCCTTATCTGCTCTTGTTTCCCCTTGTCTCCTCTTGCTCTTAAATCATTGGAATTTCAACGCTTTTAGGCTGTGAGCCTTGCAACTGCTCAAGCACAGCAGATGTAAAAATCGTGCAAAAAGGTTTCCTTTAGGTTTCTCGCGCCTGTCAAAATTACAGTAGAATAATCCCACGCAAAAAGACCCGAGGAATCATCCCCGGGTCTCTTCACGTTTGTATATTGTAAGGAGGTGAACCTGCTGCCCTCCTCGGCAGCCTTTGTTTAGCCCTGATACTCGCTCAGTGGGTAAATCTGGCTTGCTTTGTTGCTCCAACCAAATGCGGACTTGTAGGCATCAAGAGATGCGTCTGGCACATAAATCTTCGCCGTGCTGTTTATACTACTAGCACCGTACATCGCTGGTGGTGTCGTTGCCCTTACGATTATAGTTTCGAGCTTGCTTGCGCCATTGAACGAATTCGACTGAATGTTTGTGATGCCTGTGCCAAAGTCAAATGTCGTCAATGCGCTGCAGTTATTGATGGCATTTCCGCTTATCTTTTTACACCCTTCCGTTGCCGTAATCTTTTTCAGATACTGACAATTTGCCAATGCATTCGCCCCTATGTCGCAGTTCACAGTGATTTCCGTCAGCTCCCTCGACCTTGAGATTACTTTCTCGAGCAGGTCGCTTCCACCGCCACCGCTGACATTGACAGTAACAGGATTGAATCCGTCTACACCGCTCGGTACGTTATATGTGCCGTTTTCGGTTACGGTCAGAGCCTGTGTGGTCGGTGCAGACGATGGAACGTTGACCGAAGCCGATGCGAAGTTCGTCACGTCATAGTTGCCGTTTGCTGTGATGCTCTTTGTACCGCTCGGTGTGATGCCCTTCGAAACATTGACCTTAACAGGCGAGTAAGCCTTGCCCTCTGGAGCCGTATAGGTTCCGTTATCTGTTACGCTGAGCTCTTCGACGGATATGTCTCCGCCGCCGCCTTCGCCCTTTGAAAGTTTTGCTGAAATGATGAGATTGTATAAATCCATACCGCACCTCCTACGCTATCTCACGCCATGTTGAATTTGTCTCATCGAACATGAATATCTTCTGTGTATCCATCTCGATGAGGATAGACCCGTTCGCGACACCTGTCGTCGGCTTGGTGTCAGTTGAAAGGCACTCCCCTTCCTTCCTGTCCTTGCCGTTCGTGTAGTCGAAGTCTCTCGCTTTGAATGTGATCATTTTTAAGCCCTCCATTAGAATAAAGTATTAACTAATCGCGTTTGAACCACTCTGGCTGCGAGTGACCTTTCTCCTCGAGCCATTTGTTGAATATGTCGGTCATGTACCAATTCCCTTTTAAGTCATCGAAGTAGTGCTGACCGAGTGTCAGGATCTCTTTTTTCTCGTCCCCTTTGAGCAGGATCATCAGCAGCAGCTGCGTCCTGAGTCCGTCCTTTTCGAGTTTGACAAGCGTCCCCTTTATCGATTCGAGGTCTTTATCCTCTGTCTTCTCCATCTTGTCTTCTGCCCTCTCCACCTTACGGTCGTGCCGCTCGATCAGGAACTTAATGAAGAGGATCAAGTTGCCGCCTCCGAGGATGGTGAGCAGTATGTCTTGATTCATTCCGCGCACCTCACTCTCACGATGGCGATGACCTTCTTCGCGCCGCTGTAGGTATGCACTCCGGACTTGCCCTTGCGAATCTGCTCGGCTGAGTGATTGTCCCATATGTACGGGTTGTCACCGCTCCACTCGCCAGCGAAGATGAAGATATGGCTGCTCCCACCGGCCGCCGTGCTCGACTTGTCGCCCACAAGCACGATGTCGCCCGCCTTCAGAGTGGACTTGAGCGCCTTCAGAGTCTTGCTTTGATACATCACATCCATCGCGCTCGTGGTGCCGTAGACCTTGCCCTTGCTTGTATGCCATATGCACTCGCCCGGATCTAAAAGACCGAGCCTCTGGAGAACGCAAGCCACATAGGTCACGCAGGTGCCATATTTCTTCGATTTCTCGATGGTCGGCTTGGCTTGCCACTTGTAGGTGTAGTGCTTCATCCATTCGGCTTGCTTCGCGCACGCGTCGAGGATCGCATCAGTAGACTTGTCACTCTCTTCCTTCGGAGCATCGAGCCTCTCGACTATCCATAACTGAGGCAGAGCCCCGGCGATGGACTTCTCGTAGCAGAACCATCCATCGTGGTTCCGGAATCCGCTGTCCTTGATGTAGAACCAATGCTTTCCGTCCGAGTCCTTTTTATAGTCCGTAAAGGCTACATAGTGACCGCTTGATGTCCAATACGTTCCGTCCAGAGTGCGTGAGTTATCGACCAGGAGTACTCCGATCCGGTTGCCCTTGTCGAGCTCAGCCCATGCCTTTGACATCGGGTCCTGTCTCTGCACCCATACGACCGACTTGTGACCGATGTGCTTCAGAGTGGATGTGATGCCGCTCCACGTTGTGCCCTGCCCGGGAACAGCGAAGCCTTGCTTGATCATCCACCTTCTGAGCGGCTGGATGTTCCAGTTGCGCTTCGAGTTCTGCTCGATGGCGATGTGTGTGCACGCACAACAGCCGCATCCATTACCGCCGAAGGATGACCCTTTTGTCGGATACGGAAGCGCTGACCACCGCGAGTCGAGCTGCTTGTAGATTTTACTGTTCATCGTCCTCGCCCTCTTTCGGTTCCTCGAAGAATTTCTCTCCGATGTATCCCGCCTCGTTCTGCTCCTCTTTCAGCTGACGCGTGATGCCCGTGCCCATGCACGCCTCGTCCGTGTAGTCGTTGTTGTACCACGTGACACACGCGACCACCACGAAGTTCAGCACCACCGAGAGTATCCTGTAAACGAGGTTTACTGTCTCGTTGTGGAACTGCGCCACGTCCGTAGCCATCAGAGCCGTGTTGAGACACGTTGCGATTGCAAGTATCGTTCTTATGATTGTTCCGCTGTTCATATTGCACCTACCATTTCTTGATGTTGCCGTATATAGCGGCGATTCTTGCTGCGATGTTGTTGCCGTATCTGCTATATCCATCATCTGTCGGATGGATCTGATCGCCTATCAGAAGGCTTGCGTTCCATTCATTGAATACGGTGCCCTTTGCCTGATTGATGCAATTCCAGCCATGCAGATGGCACATTGCCTCGAGTGTGTCGTACACTTCCTTGACGCTCTTCTGCCCGTCCGAGAATGTGTACTTGTGTGTGAACTGATCCGTAAGTGTCGGCTTCACGAGCGGATTAAGTGTGCCGTTCGAATAGCCGTAACCGGTCACAAGCACGACCTGAGCGTCAGGACATTTCTGCTGGAACTCCTTCATGATGGTGAAGTACTTGCCGATGAATGTGGTCGAACCGGTGTCCGTATATGCTCCGAAGTTCATGTTCGAATAATACGGAATATCGTTGTATGCCCATCCTACAGTGATCAGCTTGGCTCCAGTCATATCGAG